TGATGATGATGTTCAGCACCGCCGGCGACCAGGGAAGTACCGTTTTGCTACAACTAAGAGAGCAAGGTATGGCAGCGATTGACTCAGGCCGAACTGGGTCGCTGTACTTCGCCGAGTGGTCACTTCCTCCTGGAGTCAGTTTGGAAGATCGGCAGTATTGGGGCTGGGCGAACCCTGCACTCGGTACAACGATCACGATGAAAGCGTTAGAGCTCGCGTTTGATTCGCCGAATCGGCAAGCGTTCATTCGAGGCCACCTGAATCTCTGGGTAGATTCCACCAACAGTTACCTCCCGATCAATCTCTGGAACGATCGGCAGACTGTGGATCCGATGCCACCGATCCAGTGGCTTGTCATCGACTCATCGGTTGACGAGTCGCGCTATGTCGGGATTGGTTGCGCGAACGACGGGACGCGCGTCATCGTGACGACCGAGTTTGTCGTGGAGTCCGCACAGCAGATGTGGGCCGAAGTCGTGACTCGAATGTCCGACCCACAAGTCAAGCTCGCGTGTACTCCATCATTGGAGATTCACTGTCCGCCAGATCTTCGCCGGCGGATGACGATCGTCGGCTATGCCGAGTTGATCAAGTGGACTGGTGCAGCTCGTGCGATGATCGTTGAGGATCGTGTCCGGCACACTGGCGATCTTGCACTGTCGGAACATTTCGCTCGAGCGGTAGCAGTCAAGACTGGCGGAGCGATCGTTCTCAGCTCGCAGAAGAGCCCAGGGCCGATAGAGCTCGCCAGATGTTCAGTGTGGGGAATCATGCTGACATCGCGTCCGAAGGCCACAGCGAAACCTCAGATGGCTTTCGGCTGACCCTAGTGGACGCGCGCTAGAAAGTCTGAGAGAATCCGAGGGATGGCACTCTTCGGAAGTAAGAAGCAGGACGCGACCCCTGCGTTCGCGCACGCACCGCTTCAAGCTGCAGCAGGTAGCGCCTCTCAGAGCGGGCTGGGTCAATTTTGGAGTTACACCGTCGGGGCCGCTTCCGAATTGGCTCTGTCCGTTCCGACAGTTTCACGAGCGACACAGATGATCATCTCTCTCGTCGGCTCACTTCCCCTCCGCCATTACACGACACAGTGGACTGGCGAAGAGTACGAGAAGATCTATCTTGAGACTGAGTCTTGGATGGACACTCCAGATCCGACTCTTACGCGTAATTTCATCATGTCGAATACCTGCATGGATCTGATGATGAGAGGTCGCGCGTTCTGGTATGTCACCTCACGCTCGTCTGCCACTGGCCGTCCGTTGTCGTTCCAGTGGATGCCCTGCGAAATGGTTGACACATTGGACCAACCCGGTCCACAGTTCTTCGGTAAAAGCAACAGCATCACTTTCAACGGGATCGCAGTTCCGACCTCCGATGTCATCCAGTTCCTCGCACCCGTTCAAGGATTCCTCTGGACAGGTCGCCGAGTACTAGAGACCGCCATCAAACTTGATCGCAGTGCTGAACGCTTCGCCTCCAATGAGATCGTCGCTGGATACTTACAACAGACCGACAGCTCTGAACCACTTGACGCAGAGTCACTTGGTGAGCTCGCTGCAGCATGGTCAAACGCTCGACGCGTGAACGCTGTCGGCGCATTGAACAGTGCTGTCAAGTACGAACAATTTGACACCGACCCGAGCAAACTTCAGCTCGTGGAAGCGCGAAACTTCAGCGCACTTGAACTGTCTCGAGCAATCGGAGTCCCCGCCTACCTTTTGGGAATCGGCATTTCTGGCTACAATTATTCCAACGCGACGCAGGCCAAGCAAGATCTCTATCTGCTGGGAGCGAAGCTCTACATGGACTGTATCCAAGAGACCCTCAGCGGAACAGACATCCTTCCGCGTAACAGGTTCGTGGAATTTGACACCGAAGATCTGATAGCAGATGTTGAGATGAATCGCACCGAGATCAGTGTTGAAGAACCAGCCTCATCGCGCACACCACAGGAGACCGCTTCATGATTCGACTTACCGCTCAACAGATCACACTTGACGCATCAGCAGATGGCGAACCATCGCGTCAGATCACTGGCCTCGCCGTTCCGTGGAATGTCAAAGCAACTCTCTCCGGTGGAGAATCGGTCGTCTTCCTCGAGGGCTCACTTCCCGAAGATGGCCCAATGCCGAAGCTCCTAGAATTCCACGACGACACGCGCGTCATAGGCCGAGTAACCGAACGAGTATCCACCGCCGAAGGAATGATGTTCGTTGCCAAGCTGAGCGCCACTCGTGCAGCTGATGACGCTCTCGCACTGCTCGCCGATGGCGCTCTAGATTCCGTCAGTGTTGGCGCAGTGCCGACCAAGTTCAAGCGCCTCGCAGACGGGACGCTAGAGGTCTCTGAGGCTAAGTTCGTCGAGCTGTCGGTCGTCACCGTCGGAGCTTACGAATCAGCTCAGGTCTACTCAGTCGCAGCCTCTTCACCCGAAGAGGAAGCACCCGACGAAGAAGAAGTAATACCAACCCCAACCCAACCATCCGAGGAGGATGAAATGTCAGAAGCACTAGAAGCAGCAGTACCCACTGCTCCGATCCAATATGCAGCACCGAAGCGCGAGTTCAAACTCCCGACAGCTGCCGAGTATATGGTCAAGTTCGTCGCAGGCGGTAGCGAGTTCGCTGAGTTCAACCAGCGCATCGTTGCAGCTGCACCGAATGTCACCACGACCGACACACCAGGCATCCTTCCAGTGCCGATCATCTCGCCGATCTACAACTCGTTTGTAGCCAACTATCGTCCATTGATCACCGCAATGGGAGTCCGCCAGATGCCCGCATCCGGCAAGGTCTTCATCCGTCCGAAGGTCACCACACACACGACCATCGGCGCAAGCAACGGCGAACTTGTCGCACTTGATCAAGGAACTTTTGTCGTGGACGACATTCAGATCACGAAGGCCTTGTATGGCGGATATGTCAAGCTCTCAGAAGAGTCAATGGACATGACCTCACCCGAAGTCCTTGGTGCATTGATTGACGACATGGCTCGCATCTACGCAAACGCAACCGACATCGCAGCATGTACCACTTTCGAGGCTGGAGTCAGTCAGACTCAGGCCCTCACCGATGACACCGATCCAGCTGATTGGGTGAACTTCATCTATGGCGCTGCAGCTCAAATCTTGAACAACTCGAACGGCAACCTGCCGAATGTCATGGTCGTCAGCCCCACTTACTACGCGTCACTCGGCGCATTAGTTGACACAGCTGGCCGTCCATTGTTCCCGAATGTCGGCCCAATGAACGCAGTCGGAACTGGTGCTTCGGCATCAACTTTCAACGGCAACGCTTTCGGCTTGTCGCTTGTAGTCGACCGCAACATCACCGTGACCTCACCGTATGTTGGTGACAGCACAGGCTTCGAATGTTGGGAACAACAGCGCGGAGCCGTATCGGTTGAATTGGCAGACGGAGCACTTGGTCGCATCATCAAGTTCCGTGGCTACTTCTCATCCGTGATGATTGACGACACCAAGTTCGTTAAAAAAGCCTGAACCGATTGACGAAGAGAGAGATCTGAACGATGGCCACATACACAGTCACGCACCAAATGGTGCTAGACAATGTCGCCGTCATTCAGACTCTCGAATCAACCGACATCGCTGTCGGTCAAACGATCACACTCTCAGGATGTGCAGCACAGCTCAACGGCGCTCATGTCGTCTTCGCTGTACCGACCTACCTCTTCATCGGAACAGATGACCAAGGTGACTATCTCTTCAACCCTGATGTCATTGTCCCAAACCAGTTACTGTTCCAAGATGTCGGAGCAGATCTTGCTCGAGAAGCAGTTGATCCAGTCGGCTCGCTTGTCTGGACTCAGACCTGCACCTGGATCACCGTCGCCGATCTCACCGAGTTTCTCGGCATCAGTGGAGCGACCGCCAACGATACAGCTTTCATGACCTCATCAGTTAACGCTTCGAATGCATGGTCGTTTAAACGCAGAGTTCAAGCGGGCTACCATGATTCATTGACCAGCGTTCCGGATGCTGCAGTTAAGGCTGGTGTCGTGCTGATGGCGGCCTCGTTGTACAGAGAACGCGGAAGTTTGGACTCCTTCAACAGTTTCCAAGACATGAACATCTCCGCACCTGTCGCTTCAATGGGTCGGATTAACCAGTTGCTCGGTATCAAGAGATCGCAAGTGGCATGAGATGGCAGGCATCTTCACAGACACGATCAACGCTGTCTCGGCGACGATCACAGCTCTCGGCCTTGTGCCGGTCACTGATCCTCGGAACGCTCGACCTCTTACTGTATTCATTGAGCTTCCTACTTTCAGTGCGTTCAATAACCAGACAGCGGACATCACGATTGATCTCCGAGTGTTGGGCGCGCCACCCGGCAACCAAGACACTACGGACTACATACTCGGAGTCGTTGATCAACTGATGAACTCTTCTCTCGCAGTCATCTCTGGCAGACCTACGATCGCATCGATCGGATCTGCCGAGTTACCTGCATATGACCTCACAATTAGAATCGGCACTAGCCGCGTATAAAGGACAAAACCATGCCAGCAACAGTCACCTACCTCAGCAACCCCACCGTCACCGTCACAAGCCCTTCGGCGATGACGCTCACCGATCACTGCTCAGCTGCGACCCTGACACTCACGGCTGAAGCACTTGAGAACACAGCCTTCGGTCAGACCTCACGCACCTTCACAGCTGGGCTTTACAACAATGAGCTCACGCTCACACTGTTCCAGAGCTACGGCGCGACCGAAGTTGAAACCATGCTGAACTCCATGTTCGGCGTAATCTCCACCATCGTCATCAGCCCAGCTGGAGCATCCGAAACCGCATCAAACCCTGAGTACACTTTGACAGGTTGCTACTTGGAAACTGTCACGCCGATCATGGCAACAGTTGGCGAACTCTCAGTCGTTGAGGCCACCTTCAAGGGCGGAACATACGCTCGAGACATCACCCCGTAATCCATAACTAATCCGAACCCGACTAGGAGAACCAATGAAACTCACACTCAGTGTCAAGCTCGCCGATGGCGAGACCTACCAAGTGGTCACGAACCTCTTCGTGATCATCTCGTGGGAACGCAAGATGAAGCGACGAGCCTCAGATCTTGCAAATGGTTTCGGTATGGAAGACCTCGCGTACATGGCCTATGAGGCCAGTAGGCAACAAGGCCATCCAGTGCCGATCTCGTTTGATGAGTTTGTCAAGAAGTTAGAAGATCTAGAAGTGGTGGAGACTGCATCCGCAGTCCCTACCAAGGAGGCTTCCGGCGACAACTAGCAGCTCTGCTAGTTGAGACTGGGTACTGGCCTCCGACTATTACATTCGAGACAGATGACCTGGCGACCTGCGTTCAGATCATCAATGAGCAAAGACGGAAGCAATAATGGGAGCATCAATCGGAATCGAGTACGATGGCTTGAAGCAGGCTCTCCGTGAGATCCAGAAGGTTGATCCGGCACTCCGTCGCCAGATCACCAAGGACATCAAGAACGCGATGACTCCCCTGCTCTCGGCAATCAAGGACTCCATCCCATCGTCCGCACCGTTGCAAGGACAAAAGCACAACGGACGCACCGCATGGAAAGCAGAGTCAAAGAATGTCTCAATGAAGGTTGACACTCGAAAAGCACGATCACGCAACCTCGCAAAAGGCGCACAGTTTGAGTCTGTCGGAACCGTAAAGATCACCGCCAAGGGCGCAGCTCTATCAATGGCAGACATGGCAGGACGAGGCCCAAACCAGACACGCAACAAGAACCCTCTCAGAGCCCGTCCAGGCTTCGCCGACTACTTGACAGCATCTCTCGGTCGTGGCCCTTCACGCTTCGTCTGGGCGCGATCTGACGACTACCTAGACGAGATCACACGCAATGTGGACAAGATCGTCATAGAAGTCATGGACAAAACTAACAAGAGTCTGGTGAAGCGCTAATGGCAATTAATCTCCCGATCATTTCAGAGTGGAATCCTGCCGGCATTGACAAGGCCATCAATGACTTCAAAAAACTAGAGACCACTGGACAGAAAGCATCCTTCGCTATCAAGAAGGCAGCAGTCCCAGCAGGGCTCGCTCTCGCAGCGATCGGCGCTGTCGCTTTTGACGCTGTGAAAGCATTCGCCGAGGATGACGCTGCAGCCCAAAAACTTGCCACCACTCTCACCAATGTCACCGGAGCGACCGACTCTCAGGTCAAGTCAGTCGAAGACTTCATCTCCAAGACTTCGGTCGCTGCAGCTGTCGCCGATGACGAACTTCGCCCAGCTCTTGACTCGCTAGTTCGAGGCACAGGAGATGTCACCAAGGCACAGGATCTGCTCGGTCTCGCGCTAGACATCTCTGCCGGCACTGGCAAGGATCTTGGCGCAGTCTCCGATGCCCTTTCCAAGGCTTTTAATGGCACGCTAGGCCCACTCAAAAAATTAGACCCAGCACTCGCGTCACTTATTGAGGATGGCGCAACCACTGACGAAGTGTTCGCAGCTCTCGGCGAAACCTTCAGTGGTCAAGCATCCACTGCAGCGAACACGACCCAGGGCAAGATGAAGAACCTCGGGATTCAGATGGGCGAACTCAAAGAGTCCATCGGTGCAGCTGTCGCACCACTCGCCGAGAAACTGATTCCACAGTTGCTCAAGTTCACAACATGGGCATCCCAGAACAAGGGCCTCGTCGTCGCCATCGGTGCAACGATCGCAGTATTGGCTGCAGCGATCATCGCTCTCAACGCTGGGCTCGCTATCTACAACACGATCCAAGCAGTCACTCTTGCTATCAACACAGCACTCACGACCTCATTCTCGGCGCTATGGGTCGCCACTGGTGCAGTCGTCATCATCGCGATTATCGCTGCACTCATTGCACTCCAAGTCAAGTTTGACATCTTCGGAAAAGCCATAGACGGCATTAAGGCAGGCTTCCTCATCTGGTGGGACACCGTGAAGTTCGTCTTCGGAGCAATCAAGTCAGGCTTCGGAGAACTCAAAGATCTTGGAGTCAAAATCTTTGACGGTATCGGTGGAGCGTTCAAAGGCGTAATTAACGCGGTCATCGCAGGTTTAGAAGGTGGACTCAACTTCGCCATCAAAGGCTTGAACATCATCCTGGATGGCATTGACAAGGCTGCAGGCCCTTGGGTCAACTTCGGCGAGATCCCCAATGTCAAACTCCCTCGACTAGGTGAAGGTGGAATCACGACAGGCCCGACGATCGCCATGATCGGAGAAAAAGGGCCTGAGGCCATCATCCCTCTTGACCGACTCGGAAGCATGGGTCAAGGGATGAACATCACTGTCAATGTTAACGGCGGAGATCCGAACAGTGTCGTCCGAGCACTCCAGCAGTATGTCCGACTTAATGGAGCCATACCCATCACCACTCGAGCGATGTAATGGGAAAGATTAACTGGATCTTCCAGAATCAGACCACTGGCAACACCTTCACGACCAGTGTCCTCTCTGCAAATTATATGTACTTGAGACAGTCCTATAAGGACTACCACTCAGGCTCAAACCTAGTTATCACGATCAAGAACCAGAACAACGAAGCCGGCGGATTCTCGCTCAACGATGTCATCTTTCTCAACTTTGAAGACGCTTTTGGGAATTATTGCTGGAAGCAAAATTACTATGTTGATCAAATAGAGTTTGAGGATTACCCTGGCAACACTGGACTATCCACTGCCACGATTATCTGTCAAGATTGGCTAGCTCGAGCTGCACGAGTATTAGGTGGAGGAGTTTCGCTACCTGCTGGAAACTCGCTAGATCAACTTGACTACTTCAGCAACGGCTTCGGCTATACAGGGCCACTACCGCCAGGGATGAGTGTTGACGGTGGCATCGGCGTGTCTCAATGTCCTGCAGTTGTCTGGAATGACTCCGTAGTTAACAAGATCCAGATCAACCAGTTAACCGAGAATGCTTCTGTCGGAATGGTATATCAGAGACTAGAAATGTATCAGCGCTCTAGCATCGGTTTAAGCATCTACAAGTTCGGACGGGAACCTGCAGCGAATACTGTCGTCTATCAAACTTTCAAAAGGATCAGGGCTGGACAGTCAATCATTAACTATGAAGAGACGACCAGCACTCTCGGAACTGTCACGGCATCAAACGCAACGAGTACAGCTGCATATGGCAAATATGCTGAATCAGTAACCTCAGCCGATTCAACTTTGACACAGCAGACTGGGCTCGCAGAGTTTAGGGCAAACACTCAAGGCGACCCACTCTCAACACGCTTCGAGTTGACAGTTTCAGACATTGCAACCGATCAAACAATTCTTGCAAATCTCTTTTTCAGCTATAAGGGCTTTATCACGCCGATCAACAATCTGGTCTATCGAGTACCAGGTGCAGCTTCAGACACGACAGTCAAGGTCAAGATGGAAGGAATCAATGTGTCAATGACACCGAGCAACACCGTCTTCACCTTCTACTTCAGCCCTGCTCAGTATTACACCATGTTCGTCTTGGACAGTAGCGACTTTGGTATCTTAGACACTGACCGGCTCGGCTGGTAAAGGAGAAACATTATGGCTATTAACCCAAACACAGACTTTTCGTCAGGCGCAGTCTTGACAGCTGCACAGCAGAACCGATTCCCTCGTGGAATTATGGCTCTAACTACTGACACCACTTCGGCAAACTTTACGGTTGAAGCCGTAGATATCACTTCAGCCGCTTTTGTCGCTGTAGCAAACCGTTACTATCAAATCACTTATTATGTTCCGCAATGCTCGGTAAACATCGCCAACGGTTACACAGTATTTCGAATCCGTAAAGGCGCAACTACCGCAGGCACACAATTAACGGCTGGCATTGGCTCTAGTGCTAGCGCTGGTTTGCCGATTGGGACATTCGTCAGTTGTGTAACAACTTTGACAGCAGGGTCACAACAGGTTTGTGCCACTATTACTTCATCCTCAACAAGTAGCACTACTTACAGCGCAACCCAGCCAGCCTATTTATTAGTAGAGGACATCGGCCCAGCATGATTTACAGACTTATTCTTGACACTGATTTAACCGACCAAATGCGATTCGCCCGAAACAGCCTATTAACGGCTTCAGACTGGTCACAGTTACCAGACGCGACTTGTGACCGTGAAGCATGGGCGACCTACCGCCAAGCCCTACGAGACTTCCCAGCGACATGGACCGAAGGACCCGAAGCCGATTTCCCTGATACACCATGAAAACTCTGCTCGTCGCTGCAGCTCTCATCATTGCGATGACTTTCGTGATCACCTCATGCACTGACCGCGTTCGAGGCAACTGTGTCACCCAGCCTGAAGCGCCACGATGCGACACTTCCAACGGAGCCACCACACCATGAGAAAACGACTCACTAACTCAGAGATCAAAGCGCGCCTCGTCCTCATGGTCGGACTCGCGCTGTCGCTCACTTTCATCATGTCCGTCGGGATGATCTTGTACTCGCTCACTTTTGTCGTACAGCCTCTTGAAGTGTCACCTAATGACTCCAAGTCGTGGGAGACACTCTCAAGCGTTCTCCTCGTTCTCGCCGGAGCACTCACTGGACTCCTAGCATCCAACGGCCTCAAGGACAAGGACAAAGACAATGACATCTAGACCGTACACAGGTAACAAAGAAGGC